TCACGGCCGATGGCCGCGAGGTGGTGGATGAGGACAAGGCCACGCGAAACAGCATCGCAGCCGCGAGGGTCTTGGTGGCGATGATTGGGCAAAATCAGCGAGATGAGGCACCGCACGGCGGGCGCCTGCCGCCTGTGGTCAATGTAGGAGTGCAAGTAAATGGCAATCCTCAACCCGGAAGAACTCTCGCAAGTCAGATCGCTCAGCGAATCCGAACTGAACGACTTTCTCAGCACGCTCCCGAGTGACATCCTCGACGACGTTGCAGCCGAAATCGACGGCCTTGAATTCAGTGACAATTACGCCAACGACCGCTCCCGCCGCAATGCTCAGGCGATCAATGCCAAAACAGCAGCCGCTCAGGAAATCGGACCACTCGCGACAGTCCGCGACCCCGCCCGCCGGCAGCGCTGCAAAACCGACCTCCTCGACTTCGCCCTGACGTATTTTGCCGAGACGTTTTACATCAGTCTCGCCCCCTATCAGGTGGCAATGTTTGAGCGTTTCCAGTCCGTTATTTTGTCTGGCGGCAAAGAAGCCCACGCAGTCCGCCGCGGTGGATTGAAAAGCACCTGCGCCCGCGTGGCAGCAATCTGGGCGGCAGTCTATGGACATCGCCGCTTTATCGTTCTCGTAGGCGCCACCGACGACAAAGGCACAGAGCACCGGGACAACTTCTTCGCCCTCATGGCCAGTAGCCAATCACTGGCCGATGACTTTCCAGAGATCGGCCCGCTCGTGCTGAAGTGGAAGCAGCCAAAACGCCAATTCCGCCTCGATGGCCGACTCCTCACGCTGCACCCCAAAGACTCCCGCGGCTGCATCGTATTCCCTGACATTCCCGGCACCGACTGCGACCAGATCCGCATTGCCCCCTATTCGCTGATGTCTACCGACGTTTCCGGCCTCTCGTACGTCAACACCGCGGGCGTTTCTGTCCGTCCTGACCTGCTCGTCTTCGACGATGTTCAGACCCCACAATCAGCTCAAAGCCCGCTCCAAACCGACGAACGCGAGGAGCTGATTACAAAAACATTCATGGGACTCGCAGGCCTCGGGAAGGAAATGGCCTCGATCATGGTCTGCACAGTCCGCCAACACCAAGACCTCACCGAACGATTCATGGATCGCAAACGGCATCCAGACTGGCACGGAAAAATCTGGAAGTCAGTCCTGCGAATGCCCGACCGCTCCGACCTGTGGGACAGATACGCGGCACTCCTCGGCACTGGTGACACTCCAAAGGACGGCAAGCGAGCCGCTCAGGCATTCTATTCAGCCAACCGCGACGAGATGGATGCAGGCGGAAAGGTGGCATGGGAGCACGATAAACTGCCCGACGAGCTTTCAGCCCTGCAATCATTGCTCACAGTCCGCGCCCTGGATCCAGAATTCTTCCGCCGCGAGATCCAGCAGGAAGGCGGCGCACCAGCCGACAGCAGCGGAATGAGACTGGACAGCCAGCAAATCATCACCCGAATCAGCCGCGTTCCTCGTGGGCATGTTCCGCAGCAGGCTGCATACCTCACAGCCTTCATCGACAGCTCTGACCAAGTCCTGTGGTGGATGGTGTGTGGCTGGCAAAAGGATTTCAGCGGAATCATCATCGACTACGGCACATGGCCCGATCAGGGCAGACCCGCGTTTTACAAAAGCGACCTCGCCGCAAAGATTAGCCAGCAACTCCCGAACGCATCATGGGAGGAGGCATTTACTCACGCGCACAATGAACTAGAGGCCCACTTGCTCAGGCAATTCCCTGGCCTCGATATTATCCTTAAGGACTGGGCAGACGGGCAACAAAAGCCCCGCATTGAATCGCAGATCATGGCATCGGCAAACCGCAACCGCATTCGGCCCTCGAAAGGCTTTGCCCCAAAGCCCGGCCGCAAGCCTGTGCACTTATGGGGCGACCAACACAAAGACCGACAGAACGGCCAGTATTGGGTGGAGAAGCGATCGGAGACTCCGACCCACATTCAGTATGACACCAACATCTGGAAATCCCATGCCGCCCGCAGACTGCAGACAACCATCGGCGCCCCGTCTGCCGTCCTGCTTCCGGGCACAGAAGATCGGGCAAACCGCTTGTTAGTTGAGCATCTGACTGCAGAAAACCCAAAGCAGATCAGTTATGATGGAGCGGCGGGTGTTGTTTGGGAGGCGATTCCGGGGAGGGATAATGACTGGTTTGACTGCTACGTCGGCTGCTGTGTTGGGGCATCAATCGTCGGAGTGGGGATGGCAGGGGAGCGACCAGCCAAACCAGAACGCCGGACCTTCGCTTTACCGGGAGCCGTCCGTGCATGACGATCGGCGACAATTCCAGCTCCCGCACTCCGGGCTGTCATGTCAGCACTGCGGGGAGCATCTGCCGCGCGTCAGTCACACCCGCACAACGCCGGGGTTCATTCTCCGCGAGCGACACTGCACAAAGTGCGGTCGCATCAATACGACTTCAGAGCGAATCGTCGGCACACGCGAGCGAATCGGTAAACGATCATTCTCTGATCCATGCCGCGAGTAGTTGGCACTAATGCCACAGCGCTATTCACAGTCGCACACCATGCCGCAAATATGCGGGCATGAGCACTCCTGCCGAAATCCTCGCCGATGAAGCCGCAAAGGCTGCCAGCGTCAGCAATGACGGTGTCAGTGTCGCACGCCGATCACTGACCGAGCTGATGGAGTATGAAAAGCATCTGGCAAGCAAAACAGCAACGACAGATCCAGCCGCCGGCCTTCGGGCAATGATCACGCGCATCGTCCCGCCGGGAGGGCACTAATGGGACGCCGACGCAGTGGACGATCAGCGGCAGTCATTACGCAACGCACGCCAGAGCGACCGCGTGAAGTCCGCGCGAAGTTTGACTTGGCTCAGACGACGCCAGAAAACCGCAGGCACTGGACGCACGCCGACGGCCTCGCAGCCCGCGCCGCACTGTCGCCTGCAGTCCGTCGTGTTGTTCGCATCCGCAGCCGATACGAGTCTGAAAACAACTCGTGGTATGCTGGCATCCTGCGGACCGCGGTGAATCACATTGTCGGCAGTGGCCCGCGATTGCAAGTCCTCACGCCAGATCCCGCAGCCAATCAGCGGCTTGAATTAGCCTGGAGACAGTGGACCGCCCGCGTGGATTTCGCAGACATCCTGCGGACCGCTGTGGAAGCATACTGGCGAGATGGCGAAGTTTTCGTCATGAGATCGGACCGCCCAAAGTGGTATCCACTGAGCCTTGACCTGCTGCCACTCGAAGCCGATCAGATTGCAATGCCATGGCAGCAGTCGCAGTTGCAAGATCCATTTGTGGACGACGGCGTTCGGTTTGACCAGTCACTCAACGAACTCGAATTCTACGTCTACGACAGCCACCCGGGCTCGACGGCCCCCGTCAGCCTCCTCAGTGGCAACTGGTATCCTGCCAGTGAAGTCCTGCATCTCTTCCGAGCTGAGCGCCCTGGACAAACCAGAGGCATCCCGCGGGCAACGCCGGCACTGCAAACCCTGCCAATTATGCGACGGCAGGAGCTTGCAACGCTGTACAGTGCAGAAACCGCCGCAAACTTCGCAATGTACCTCAAGAGCACATCGCCAGCCGCAACACCAGCCGCCAGCCCTGCAGACTTCGCTGAGATCGAGTTGACGCGCAACATGCTCACGACCCTGCCAGAGGGCTGGGAGATCGGACAAGTTGAACCAAAGCAGCCCGGCCCGCTTTACGAAATGTTCCAGCGGCAGGCTCTGATGTCGTTCTGTCGCTGCACCAACATGCCGTACACGCTCGCAGCAGGCACAGGAAAAGACGCGAATTTCAGCTCGTTCAAAGGCGACATGGCGAACGTCTGGGCGCCCGAAGTCCACGTCGAACGCGACCGCATCACATGGGCGATTGTCGATCGTGTTTGGCTGTGGTTTCTAGAATCTGCTGTATTTGTCCCCGGGCTACTCGCAGGCCTTCCGAGCATCGCCGAAATAGCCCACCAATGGACATGGCCGCCGCTGCCGGAACTCGATGCAACGGAAGCCGCAAGCGCGGCAGCCACCCGCTTGTCTACCGGTCAATCAACGCTCTCAGAAGAGCACGCACGACGCGGCAAAGACTGGGAAATGGAAGCCGCCCGCGCCGCTGCTGACTTTGGCGTTAGTGTTGAGGAATACAAACGCGCCGTGTTCGTAAAGACGTTTGGAATTCAACAGCCGGCGACGCCTGCGGCAGCGTCCCAAGCACCCCCAGCGCCTGCACAGGCCGCCGGCGAATACACAACCATCGGACAGCGGGCATTCAGCAACAATCAAAAACGCATCCGCCGCGCACTCGATGAATTGACTGAAGGCACGGCATCACGGGCATTCACAGAGCAGACACTTGCAAGTATCGGCCTCAGTGCCGAACGCATCACAGCCCTGATCGACGACGCCCTCGAAGACGAGGTCACTGACGATGAACTCAGTGACATCGAAGCCGCCGCCGACCTGAAAGCCGCCGGCAAATACGACGACATCGACTTCACCCCGCCCGCAGGTGTTCGCGAGGAGGCCGCGAAGGGGCTGGAGTGGCGCCGTGAATACAACCGCGGTGGAACTGCTGTAGGTGTTGCAAGGGCTCGCAATCTAAGCAACGGCGACGCTATGAGCCCCGAGACAATCGGCCGCATGGTTTCCTACTTCGCCCGCCACGAAGTGGACAAGAAGGGGCAAGGCTGGAGCCCCGGCGAAGACGGCTTTCCGTCTGCCGGCCGCATCGCGTGGGCTCTGTGGGGTGGAGATGCAGGTGCAGCATGGGCTGGCAAAGTTAGTCGGCAAATGGACGCGAGGGATGAAGAATGAAGCCAATCGCACTGACCGCACCGCTCACACTCAAGGCCGCCGAAGGCACAAAGCCCCGCCGCTTTTCCATTCTTGCCTACACCGGCGGACCGCTGCCGGTAAGTGGGTTTGACCTGCCTGTCGTCGTTGACCTCGCAGGCCTCGAAGCCCCGGGCAATGTTCCAATCCTACTCGACCACCAAAACACCGTCGAAGCCACACTGGGCGTCACAGACACAATCACAAACGATGGCCAGAGCCTGATGCTTGCCGGCCCGGTGACTGGCGTCTCAGACAAAGTGCAAGGCGTCCTGCAGCAAGGCGCCGCGGGGCATCAGTGGCAAGCGTCAATAGGCGCCCGAATCATCGAAGAAATTGAAATCAAAGCCGGTGAGTCTGTTGAGGTGAACGGCCGCATCCAAAACGGCCCGTTTATCCTCGCTCGTCGTGCAGTCCTCCGCGAAACGTCAGTGCTTCCCATGGGAGCAGATGGCGCTACCGCGGTAAACCTGGCAGCCGCGGCTGCCGCAATGCTAAGAGGTGCAGCCGTGTCGTTTGAAGACTGGTTGAAGGAATTGGGGTTGAGTCTTGACAACATGACCCCGGAAAACAAAGCCACCCTGATGAAGGCGTGGGAAATGAAGTCAGCCCCGCCCGTGCAGGCTGAAGAACACACTGACCCCGAAAAGAAAGCGATGGCAGCCATGCCGACAGATCCACAGAAAACCGCTGCAGCAGGCGCCACGCTCGACCTGACCGCAGCCGCAGAACTCCGCAAGCAGATCGCTGGTATTCATCGCCAGCACGCTGAGATCCAAGCAAAGGCTGCCGGGCATCCCGACGTGATTGCAGCCGCTCTCGAAAACAACTGGTCCGCTGAAAAAGTGGAGTTGGAAATCCTGAAGCGGCAAGTGTCCAGCGGCCGCACTCGGCCGACCTCATTCGTCTCCGCGCAGAATGGCGGTGATCCTTCTCGCATCCTTCAGGCCGGCCTTTCCATGGCCCGTGGTCACAAGAACACGGAGAAGGAGTACACGGACGCCGAACTTCAGGCCGCACAGACCCAGTTCCGTGGACGCATTGGGCTGCAGCAGGTGATGCTGATGGCTGCCGCCGCAAACGGCATGTCTGTCATGCCTGGAACCAAACTGCATGACGGCAACCTCCGCGAGGTGATGACCTGGGCATTCGGCCGAAACATTCAGGCCGGATTCTCAACCGTCAGCCTTCCGGGCATTTTCAGCAACCTTGCCAACAAAGAGCTGCTGCAGGGCTTTGAAGAAGTCGCCAACAACTGGACTGAGATTGCAGAAATCAAGTCCGTCAGCGACTTCAAGACCCACACCAGCTACCGCCTCCTCGACGACATGGAATATGAGGAACTCGGCCCCGGCGGAGTCATCAAGCACGGCAAGATCAGCGAAGAGTCCTACACTCGCAGCGCTGATACCTATGCGAAAATGTTTTCGCTCACCCGCCGCGACATCATCAACGACGACCTTGGTGCATTCGACGATCTTCGCACCCGCCTCGGCCGCGGTGCTGCTCGTCGCCTGAATCGCCTTGTGTGGACCACCTTCCTCAGTAACCACACGACGTTCTGGACGACCGCCAGAACCAATTACATCGAAGGCGCAACCACCAACCTCGGCACCGACGGCGTTGGCCTGACTGCAGGCGTGAAAGCCTTCCGCCAGCGTCTCAGTCCTCTCGTGACTGGCGCTGAATCAACCAGCCGCATGACACTCGGCGGACAGCCCACAAAGCTCCTCGTTCCACCGGAACTTGAAGCCATCGCGGACGCCTTGTATGTGGCTCGCAACCTGACCGCCGTGAAGGTGTCCGACGTGAACATTCACGCTGGCAAGTACCGCCCCGTGGTTGCGACCGAACTGTCTGACAGTGCCTATGGTGGCGGCTACTCTTCCACTGCCTGGTACCTGTTCGACGACATCCTGAAGCCTGTTGTTGTATCGTTCCTCAACGGACAGCGAAGCCCAACCGTTGAATCCGCAGACGCCGACTTCAACACCTTGGGCATTCAACTCCGCGGCTACCACGACTTCGGATGCTCGCAGTCTGAATACCTCGCCGGTGTTAAGTCCAAAGGCGCTGCATAACGCCGCCTGATCGCACGCAAAGCCCGGTGGCGAGTGCTGCCGGGCATTTCTCGGAATCATCCTCTCAGGAGTTTATACAATGGCTCAGAGTCCAGCATTCCTCTACAGCTCAAACGATGCTGTAGACTACACGCCCGCAGCCGCCGTGACTGGTGGCGACGTGGTCGTTTCCGGCGGTATTGTCGGCATCGTCCCAACTGACCTCGCAGCCAGCGAAAAAGGCGCCCTGCAGATTGAAGGCGTTTATCAGGTGCCGAAATCAACCGGCGCCATCGTTGCAGGCCAGCCGATTTACTGGAACCCAGCTGGCAGCCCTGACAGCGGCGACGCAAGCAGCGGCGCAGCAAATCAGACCGGAAACGGGACATACATGGGAATCGCCGTGCAGGCTCAGGCAATCTTT